GGGTTCATTAAAATACGGCTCGCAATTATATTGTGTTGCTGCATCTCCTTCTGGTGCATAACTATCGCTACATATTAATTGTCCTTTAAATCTGTATATTGCTCTGCCGAAATCAATAATTTTATATATTTTTCCAAAAGTTGGTACTTTATAATGGGCATTATTAAATTTATAATATAAAAATTTCTTTTCTGTCTTATTATATACAATATTATTTGTATGAAGGTCGTTATGTGTGAAATCAAATACTTTTTGATATGTAATTAGCATAAACAAAATTTGCAAAACAATTGATTCATATTCTGGGTCTTTTATTTTATTATTAATAATATAATCATCTAATGTATCTTCACAGCATTCTAATGCAATTGTTTGAACCGGGAATTTGTCAATAGTTGCAAATATTTCTTCTTCACATGATGATTCACTGGTACTACTTGAATTTTCTTCGCTACTATCTTCATTATCTGAATTTTCTTCGTTACTTGATTCGGTATTTGAATATCTAGATGAACAAGAAGAATTAACTGAATCTAGGTCATTTGTTCTTTTATGTTTTTTATATTTTTCATCGGTGTTTTTAGTTTCATCTGTTTCTTGTGTTAAATCTGTTTTTTTAGTTTCATCTGTTTTTTTATTTTCATTTAATTCAACTAAATCATCTAATTTAAATAATTTTTCATCTAATTCTTCTAATAGTATTTCATTATTTTCTATATCCATGTTTTCAATTTCAACTTCTTGTTTGTCTTCTTGAACAGGTTCACTAGTTATGAATAATTCTTCAGTAATTAAATCTATGTTTTCATTATTAATATTAATTTTTTGTTTGCATTTTTTTGTATTTGCAAAAATGTTTTTAGTATGTTCTGTTTCTATTATTTTAAATCTTTTATTCAAATTTTGATGAAAGTAATCTGAATCATCTAAATATTCTAAATCTTCATCTATTTCTACTAAAAAATCATTCTTAATTGCTAAAAAAGACCCATAATAATCTATTCCATTTAAAAATCCATAATAATTTAGCAATAAACTAGATAAATATGAAAAAAAACCATCGCTATATGCAGAATTATTTGGGTCAAAAACTTTATTATTTATAGTTTTGTCTTCTTTATTCAAAAAATTTGGTAAATTTAATATATTAAAACTAGAATCCTCAGTATTATATTTACCTATCATATATTTTGTAGGGTCGACTAATGGACTATATTTAAAAAAAATCTTCTTATTAATATTATTATTAGAACTATCAACAATAATACCATTAAATTTTGAATATCCTATTTTTTCAGTCAATGTTTCTAATTTATAAACATTGTTTAAATTTATTGAATTATAATTAGTTTCATTAAAATTAAAAAATCTCTCATATAATGGTATATAATTTTGAGGATTCTCTAAATTTAAAAACTCTTCTGATTTTATTTTATCAAATAATTCAATATTCTTATTTTTCCTATAATTAATTTCCATAATTATTTATTACTTTATTAATAATAAATAATTTTCTTGTTTTAAACGTTTTTCTATAAAATATTAATATTTAGTTTTTTGTATTAAAGTAAATATATAAAATTTAAATATAATTTAATAATATTTAGTAAATAATGACTTTAGAACTTAAAAAATTTGAGATGAAAAACATTAGTTTCAAACCCGATGAAAATAAAGGACCTGTTATTGTTTTAATTGGTCGGCGTGACACCGGTAAATCTTACCTCGTTAGAGACCTTCTTTATTATCATCAAGATATTCCCATTGGAACTGTTATTAGTGGAACTGAAGCAGGTAATGGGTTTTATGCTGAACATGTCCCAAAACTCTTCATTCACGAAGAATATAATACTGCAATTATTGAAAATATTTTAAAGCGTCAGCGCACTGTTTTAAAACAAATTAAAAAAGAAATGGAAACCTTTAGAAAATCTACTATTGACCCGCGTGCATTTGTTATTTTAGATGATTGTCTTTATGATGCCGGTTGGACTAAAGATAAAATGATGAGATTATTATTTATGAATGGGCGTCATTGGAAGATGATGCTGATCATCACAATGCAATATCCCCTTGGTATTCCTCCAAATCTCCGTACAAATATAGATTATGTTTTTATCCTACGCGAACAATACATTTCTAATAGAAAAAAAATATATGAAAATTATGCGGGTATGTTTCCAACTTTTGAATCCTTTTGTCAAGTTATGGATCAATGCACAGAAAATTATGAATGTTTAGTAATTAATAATAATGCAAAATCTAATAAATTGAGTGAGCAAATATTTTGGTATAAAGCCGACCATCATAAACAATTCAAATTAGGTTCAAAAGAATTTTGGGAAATTAGCAAAAATCTTGAATCCGATGATGAAGAAGAAGTTTATGACCCAAATGCGCGAGATAAGAAAAAAGGACCTAAAATTAATGTGCGGAAGAGTAAATGGTAAGCAGGTAAGGCGACCTGCAAACGCCTTATCTAGAATATAAATATTTTAATTTGTTTTCATAAAATTTAATTTAATTATGAAAACAAATATTTAGTAAAATCGCTTTACCTTGAAGTAAAGCAAAAATTTGCTTTTATAATTTTGCTTCAAAAATAAAAAAGTAAATATAAAAGTAATATCGCTTTTATAAAATCGCTTTTAAATTATAATAACGATTATAACTTAAAGAAATAGTAATAAATAATATTATAAAATGACTTCTCTCAATATTGTAGATTTAATTACAAATAATCCTATTACAAAACTAACTGAAACACATAATAATAATTTATTAAATAAAGTAAAAAACACTTTTAATGAATCAGAACAACAATTATTTATAGCAAGTTTTTATAGTTATTTAAATTATCATAAAACAGATGATTATATTGTGGATTTAGATAGCATTTGGCATTGGTTGGGTTTTAGTCAAAAAATAAATTGTATAAGAGTTTTAGAAAAAAATTTTAAACTGGAAAAAGATTATAAAAAATCGCTTTGCAAGTTGGCAAAGCAAACAAATATTGAAATTAGTAATGATAAGTTTGCAACTGCAGTTGCGGTTGCAAAAACTAAAGGTGGGCAAAATATTCAAAAATATTATTTAAATATTAAAACCTTTAAATCATTATGTTTAAAAGCACAAACAAAAAAAGCAGATGAAATTCATGAATATTATATTAAGTTAGAAGAACTTATTCAAGAAGTATTAGAAGAAGAAGCAAGTGAAATGAAAAATAAATTATTAATTAAAGAAGACATTATCTCTCAAAAAGACAATTTACTTAAAAATGCAAATCAAGATAAATATAAAACTATTGAAAAAACTCTTGTCTCTCAATTTCCAGTAAATAATGAATGTATTTATTTTGGAACAATTGATAATACCAATGACAAAGGAGAGAAACTAATTAAATTTGGACATAGCAACAATCTTCCATTAAGAGTTCAAGACCATCATAAAACATATACTAACTTTATTCTGAGAGACGCATTCAAAGTTCATAATAGACAAGAAATAGAAAATGCTATTAAATCACATCCTAAAATCAAATCTCATATACGCAGTATTGAAGTAAATGGATACAATAAACACGAAATTTTAGCATATGATGCTACTTATTTTACTATTGGTCGTCTCTCAAAATATATAAAAGATATTATAACTGAAAAAACATATAATATTGAAAATTTCAATAAATTAATAGAAGAAAATAATAATTATAAAACAGAAGTTGAGAGACTAGCTAATGAAAATGAGAAATTAAAAATAGAAAACAATGAATATAGAGAGAAAAATGAAAAATTAACACTTTCTCTCAAAACTATTACAGAAAAATGTGAAATTAATCAAAATAATAATATTTTAGAAAATAGTTTTAATATTGAAGCCAACCTAAAATCAAAATTTGATAAATTTATTAATGACTGTTGTATTTTACATAATGATTTAGAAGTAGATTCAACAGCTATTGTAGCACAATTCCGTATTTATAATAGAACTAAGCCAACAAAATTATTATTTGAAAATTTCAATAGATATATGAGAACACGTTTTTTAGCGTGTCGTCTTAAAAATCAAACTTCTAATCAAGTATGCCATGGATTTAAAGGAATAGCATTGAAAACAATAGAATATAAAAAACTTTATAGTTCTAATGAAGTAGAAAATTTTTTATTTGAAAATTGTGCTTTATCTCCAAACTATCGCGGAGCAACTAATAAAATTGTAGAAGAATTTATTAATTATAAAAAAAATAATAATTTACTAATTAATAATAATGAATCCAAAGATATTAAAAATTATTTGAAAAATTGTCAATATATTGTAGGAGGACCAATCCGGCTTCATAATATTGATGCAACATTTGAAGGATATTATGGCATCTCTCTAAAAAAAGATTTAGAAAATAATGAAAGAATTTGTACTGCTTCAAGTGGTAAAAGTGTTCAAAAGCTAGATGCAAAAACAAAAGAAGTATTAAATAGTTGGTCTTCAATAGCAAAGGCAGCATTACAAGAAGAATTTTCTTCAGCAAAAATGAGCCGTGCAATAAAAAATAATACTTTAATAAATGAATGTTATTATATTAGTAGAGAGATCGCCCCATAAAAAATATAAAAAACTTTA